AGCACCCTTTGCTTCCTCATGATTGGCGATATGAAGATGATTAAAACATTCCATNCCCAATTTATAAGTAAAATCATAAAATTGTTCTTTAGTTAATTGTCGNTCACAGATCACATTACGATNAGCTTTGACAATATTTNCCCAGTTAGCAAGTAACCAGTCACACATGATCTTCACGGCGACCTCAACGTATTGTACAGGTAGAGTTCCATCAAAATTGGAATAATCTCCTGCAATTACGTTGGATCCTTGGCGTTGAAGACGTTGTGCAAGCTTGGTCCATTCCACAGAGGTAGGGTTAATACCAACGGCTAGAGAGTTATCTACGCGATTCCTCATAGCGTGTGCAATGAACGGGAGAAAATATTGTCTAAAAGCAATACTGTAATGCATAGGGCAAGCTGTGAATAAACGAGTTTTACCGACATTAGCTTTAGCAATTGGAATTTTAGCATCCTTCAGTGTATCTATCCAGATAACCTCAGGGCGCGTATTATCCAAAATGCTTTGCTTCAATCGTTCGACGTCGTCTAACAGCGCTAAACAGTGCGAGTTCGTCAAGTCATAATCCATATCTTTTCCAAACCAACCTTGCTTACCCACAGTTCCAGATGGTTTATGGAACGTGTAAGGAAAACCAGGGGCAGTTTGTCGATTTATAGCGTTGATGAAAGGGTCACCATCTATTCCAATGATAGCCTCTTCAATAGTCAATGGCTGTTTATACCATTCGGGAGTATTTTGATATTCTCGATGATAAAAAATAACCATAGACTCATAAACCGTTTGCACTCGATCATCGGGCACATAAGGTCTAACAACACCATATTTCGATCGTTGTAATTTCATGGGGTCAATTCGATTTCCATTCGGGTCTGTAAACGGTCGTAAATATCCGGGTTTGTTCGGGGATACACACAAAGCTCCAAAAGCGGCGGATTTAGTCATAGCAGTTTTGACACTACCATTGATCCTCACGCCAACTTTCGTTCCATGCAATTGAAACACACCATTTTCCCTCAAAATGTCACTATGAACATCAAAGGGAACAATAGCATGTCCATATTGCGATGAAGATTTAAAATGGGACATCATCTTGACAATCATCTGTTGAGTAATACTAACAGAGATGCCTTCGACAACACCCATCAAACCAGCGATATGTATACCTACAATCTTCTTGGTAATGCTACTGCTCCGCGCAAGTAAAACTGATCCACAGTCTCCAGGCACAGTAACAGCATGATACAAGTAAGATCCTCGATTTGTAATTATTTCATCTCGCATATTAGTTTCAACCAAGCTATCTTCAGGAGTTAGAGTAGATAAATAAAATATTTCGCGATAATGGCGAATACCTTTTTGCCTATCCTTTTCAGTCGCAGTCTGATATCGTGCTAAGATACCAGGATTGTGACCTACTCTGAAGAGATCTTGTTCGTCGATAATATGTTTAAAAGCTTGAGCGTAACATCCAGCATTAACCGGTAGTTGAATTATTGCTAAGTCGCGAGTTTCATGTTCTACATGATTCTCTTGACTAAGAATAACTTCCACAGGGTAACAACTAGTCGTAACAGCAAAAGCGTCTTCGAGACAAAATTCCAAAGTGTAGCCTAGTTCCATATCCATTTTAATTGCACGTAGGAAGTGTTTCGGTATTAAACCTAATCGACCTCCTAACATGAATATTTGTCCATAATAAGTTGTTGTTTTCACGTTCCCAGAATCGGTCTTATTCACAACAAACTTAAATAAATTTTTATAAACAACATCGCGCACGATAGTAATCGCACCAACATCTTGCTCGGGTAAATTCCTCTGCAAAGATGCGGTCGATTGTTCCGACATGCAGCGACCACAATTTGCGATTGTACAAGCATCACGTTCATGTATATCAGCTTTTGTTAATATACTTTTAGTATCATTAACAAAAGGCATCAAATTGGAGACGCTTTGGTTGACAATCCGTGACGTTACAACATGCTTCATTTTTGCATCATATTGGGGACCTTGATTTTTAATAACAGTTCGTACCGCGTTACGCGCAGTGCGACCTTCATATAGAGCGGGGGCATGATTAACAATTTTAGTGACAGGGGTATTATGCTTAGCCTTAGCATCATAGAGAGGGCCTTGACTCTCTTCCAATAATGGTAAGTCTAAACGATACTCTGATTGAGATATAAGCCTAATTAATTCTTTATTTTTAAGGGAATAAGCGGGGAGATTATCTTTAAGGGACACTAAAAATTTAAGTAGTGATTCAGTTCTAAAACCTTGGTAAAAACGAGTTAGCAAACAAACACAATTAGTTTTGTGTAACTTCGCTGTTTCGTATAACTTACTTTTCAGTTCTTCATCGTTACAATA